ATACACATGACTGACGTTGCCCAGGTCATTAATTTCCTGAACAAATTCAAGCGATGAAATGCCAAACCATCCACCAATATCGGCATATATCAACACTTCGGCTTTGCCGTGGCCTTTGTTGGTGATCTTGAATATTTTGTCTTTGTTCATGCCTTGTCACCTGTCGTTTTGGTGATAGTAGCGCAATATTGCTGAAAATCACTAATCATGTTCATTTTCATGTCGGCCACATCATCAATATTGTTTTCGATGATTGATTCTGACACTTCATGAATAATCAAATCCATATCAAAGGGTTTTCCGTTAGCAATCGCCAGGGCAAGTGGTTCGATATTTGCGCGAATGTAATCCCTGCGATCTAGCACGACACGGCGAAGGCAATCGATTTGATTTTCTTCGTCTGGTTTATGTTTTCGCGCCATATGATCATTCACGCTGTTGACGATCTTACCCATTGCGTCATCAATCAGGGGTTTGAACCGTGCAAAGTTTACGGCGCCATCGGGTTCGGGGTCTTCCCCGTCATCGTCAGGCGCCGCCACCTTGTCAAAAGGGTTGGCCGCTGGTGCTGGCGGATCCGGCGGTTCAATAATATCGTCAATGGTGGACATGTTCATCTGCATGAAGTATTTGTCGCCATCTGGGCCAATGCCGTTTTCATCTTCCAGGGCGCGAAGCTCGTTAATGCTCAAGGAACCCATATTGAACCGTTCTTTGTACCATTTGCCTCGGGCTTCGGTATCGCCACGCAATAAGCCATTCAAATTCAGTTTCAAAAATTGGCGGGTATTGTTTCGTCCGATCAGTTTCCAATTGGCCGTTTGTTCAAAATTAATAATCCACGGCATCATAGTGTCTTGCACAAAATCGATGTTCTGTTCTTCGATGTTTGAAAATGTGGCTTTTTCCAGGTCTTTGAGTTTGTGCGGCGGAATATTGAACCACCTGGCCACATCAGTCACATTGAATTTGCGTGACTCAATGAACTGGGCATCCTTTTGGGGAATGCCAAGGGAATGCACCTTCATGCCCTGATCGATCAATGCCGTGCGGTGGTGGTGCTTCACGCCTCGATGTTTGGCGTCAAAGGTATCCAATAACATTTCTTTGCCGTCTTCATCCAAAAGGATTTCCGGCGGCACTTCGATGATGGTGCCAAGCTGTGCGCCGTTTTCATAAAAGCTGGTGCCAAATTGCTCGGCGGCCATACCCAGGGCAAAGGATCGTTTGGCCAGGCTTACAATGGAATAGCCGATCAGGCCATCAAAGCCCATTCCTGGCAAATGGAACATGTCAGCTTCGGCAGTGTAGTCATTGGCGCCGCCGCCGTTGCTGATCTCGTAAATGATCTTTTTGCTGTCGCGTTCACGACCTTTATTCACTCGATCCGGTGTGATCAACTGCAATTCACCAGGGCGGTTGGATCGGTCGCGGCCAATGAAGGCGTAACCGTTGCCACGCAATGCGGCATGGCTGATGATCGTGCGTTTGAAATTGAAACCCGTCATTTCGGGGTTTGGCTGATTCATCAACACGGCCAGCGGGTGATTTCGCGCAATATCGCGGTCATTGCTGCCGGAAACTCGCGTGTAAACATTCGACGGCAATGCGGCCAGGGTTTCGGAAATGATTTTCACCGCCAGATAGACGGCGGAATATGTCAGGGCGGTATCTTCATCAACAATGACGCCGGCGGTGCGTGCGGGAATGATGCCGCCTCGTAAAAGGCTGGATGGCTTGGTGTCATCTGGCCGGTTCAGCAATTTGCTAATGATCATGTTTTGATGGTGCCATAGATCGAAATTGTCAAAATGATAACGGAAACGGAAATTGCTGACCAGCCCACTCCAAACAGATCATAGACGCCAAAACCCAAACCTGCCAGCCCCAATATGAAAAACACATCCAGCATCACATCAGCTTTCATTTTCGGCTTTCTCCCGCGCCTCACGCGCTAATTTGTTGTATATGGATTCCTTGGTGTTGTCACGATACCAGATTAAGCGATTCACGCACATGATCAGCGATATTACACCATCGATTTTGTTTTCCTGTTTTTCCTTATTCGGGAAAATGTTGTCTTTTTTGTCCAGCTTGCCGGTGACGTTGCCCATCATCCACATCAACACCGGATCGAAATTGAATTCAATGTCTTTGCGCAAAATCATCGCCTCGGCTTCTTTCATCGGTTCAGATAAATTCTTGACCGTTTGGCCAACCTCGACCAGCGGCAAGCCCTCGGCAATCATGCGCGTGGAAAACTGTGTGGCCTGAAATGGATCGAATGCCACTTCCTTGATGTTGAAATCCTTGCCCAGCTGGATCAAATCATCTTCAATATATTCATAGTCCGTGACATTGCCAGGCGTAGCGGTCAACCATCCGGCGGCGTGCCATTCCTTGTATCGGGTGTTCCCACCTTCCAACACGGTATCTTCGGGCAAATAGTGAAAACAAAAATAATGATATTTTGAATCATCATCGGATGGCAAAACCAAAACGCCTTGTGTGGCAATATCGGTTTTGGTTGCCAGATCATCACCCACAATGATGTCACGGCCTTTGAAGTCAGAAAGGCGCTGTTTTTTCTTGCGGCACGCTTGATAGGCCAGCATGTTCATCCATGCCAGCTTCGCGCCAACCCAAATGTTTAAATGCTTAGTTTTGACTTTCACCTGATCTTTGGGTGATCGCCTGGCCTGCTTCAACTGGCCTTCCAGATAGTCGGCAAACACACTGATGCCAAAATTGGGGTTGGCTTTCTTGAATGCTTCAATGGCATCCCACTCATCACCCTCATCAATGCCGTAAATGATCCCGAAAATGGAATCATCGTCAAACGATCCCTTCAAAATGCCTTCCACTTCCAATTGTTTGTCATAGCAAGGTGATGACATATCGAAACCCGCCGTGGAAATCACCAGCATCATCGGGTTTTCACGGGCGCCCATGCCTGTCTGAAAAGTATCGTATTGATCGCCGTCAGGGTGTTCATGAAATTCATCAACAATGGCGCATGAAACTGAGGCACCATCACCAGGTTTGCCGATCACCGGATGAAACAATGATCCGTTGGCCAGCACGTTCAATGATTGTTTGTTGATCTCGATGCCAAAATGTTTGGCCAGCCCTGGGGTTTGCAAACACATCAAGCGTGCCGGCTTGAATATCTCAAACGCCTGATCCTTTGACCTGGCGCCACAATACGTTTCACCACCGATTTCGCCATCAATCAGCAAATGCCCCAAACCCAGGCCAGCGAACCAAAATGTTTTGCCATTCTTGCGCGGCACGATGACCACGGCTTCACGGAAACGGCGCTTTTTGGTCTTTTTCCAATGCCAGCCATAAATATTGACGGTGCAAAACACTTGCCAATCGGACATGACAAACGGCGTGCCAGCCCACTTGCCCTTCACATGGACAAGGCGTTCAAGGAAATCGCACCACTTCGACCCAGGGGAAAGTTTGCCTTTGGTGGGGTATAGCGTCAGGTCTTTGCGTTTCAGGTCATCAAGGAATCGTTGGCACGCGGCAATGACAAACCGACCCGCGGGAATCTTGCCTGATGTGACGGCCTTGGCGTATTTCTTCGCCCTGGCCACATACGGGTCAACCATATTTTGAATCTAAATCGCCAAATCCGCCATCAACCGGCTTGGCGCCAGTGGGCGGCGTTACATCCAGGTTGGCGCGTGACGCCGGCGACATGCCAAACAACGGCACCAATTTGGTGAACCGCTTGAATGATTGATCCACGATTCTCACCCACGGATTGATCACGGGGAAGTCCAATTTGTTCTTTTTGGTCGGCTTGATGATGTGGCCTTGTTTCCAAACCTGTTTGATGGCTTCCGCCCACTCGGCATAGGCTTCACAGTACGCCACCAGGGTTTGAGTATCGGCCACGGTGTAAAGCCCGCAAGCGTGCAAATCCTTTACGATGTCGCGCCAGATCCGCTTTGCTTTGGTTGAAAGTATTACCGGCGGCGCCAATTCATCCACGGCCACGGGCTGTGGCTTTGCCTCATTTTTGCTGATGGTGCGCTTGCCTGGGTTGCCCCTGGCTTTCTTGATGCTGGTCGGAACCTTGGCCATGATCGGTGCTTCCCTCGATTGCTGTGATGGGTTTCATTCTAGCCGAAACCGCCCCGCACCGCTTTGATCAGGAATCTAAAAAGGGCGGTCGTTTAAATCTCTC